CGGCCCCGATCCAGCCATCGTGAGCGACAGTGCGGTGATTGCGGTCACGGTCGTGAAGTCGCGTCGCAGGAACGATTGCAGCAACAGCTGATACGACCCACCCGACAATTCGCATTCGATAGTCCCATTCGCCGTCCGGGTTCCGTGAGTCGGGAGGCCCTGCTGCTGATCCGTGCGGATCTCCTCGGTGTTGAACGTGTTCCGCTGTTCGTTCAATTCGAACGTCTTCCTTCTCAGGATCACCCCACCGGACGTGCCGGCGATCGTTCCCCAAGTGGTTTCCTTCTTGATGCGCAACTGCCTGAATGGCCCCGCAGCGTTCGCCATGTCGTTCTCCTAACTAGTACGCCACGTCGGGCGTGTTCTCGGCCGCCATGTAGAGGGCCTCGTAGGTCATGGCCGCCTGGCCTACGGGTTTTTCAGTCGATCCGGTGAGCTCGATCTCCACCGTCTGCAGCGTGAGCGTCTTCCAGGGGCCCGAGGCCGCCGGCATCGCCAGCGCGACCTCGACCTCCTTGCAGATCTGGTCCAGCGTGTCGTCGAGGTCGGCGGTGGCCTTCGCCACGGCGATCACCTGGACCCGCAGCGCGCGCTGCAGCGTGCGCGGCGCGGGCAGCGTGACACTCAGCACGTCCTCGGCCTGGGTGTGGATCAGCAGGGCCGGCAGGTTGGTGTCCTCGAGCGGGTACACGCGCGACTGGTAGACCCGCGCGCCGGTGGTGGCGAGCCCGGTGACCGCGGTCGCGATCGCCTCGCGGATCTGCCGGCGCAGATGGTTCGCCATCTATTGACGCTCCAGCTTGAGCAGCAGGAGGCCGGTGCCGTCCGGCTCGATCCCCACCACCTTGTAGGTGGTTGCGCCGATCACCAGCGTATCGCCCTGCGCGATCGCCGGCAAGTCCGCCGCCGCACACTGGAATACCGGACCGGTGCCGGCGACCACGTTCGCGCCGAGCGCCTCGACGTACTCGGCGTAGAAGATCCCGTTCACGGTGATCGCGCCGTTGTAGAGCGCGGCCACCGCGAAGTCGGCGGGATTGAAGAACACCGTCAGGTCTTCGGTGAAAGCCATCAGACGCTCATCAGACGCTCTTCGGGTGGTACTTGATATTCACCGCGACCAGCGACGGCCCGGTGACGATGGTGCCGACGCAACGAATCCAGCCGCGCACTGCACTGCCGTTGAGGGTGCGCTTCTGGATCTGGTTCGCGGCGCCCGACGCATACGCGCCTTCGTTCGGCGTGATGCCGGCCGCGCCGGTGCCAGAACCGTCCGTGGCATCCTCGAGCGTCCAGGTGATCGAACCGGTCATCGCGCCGACCTGATTGGTCACGACGATGTCGCCTTCCGCCGCCCGCACATCGATCCATGCGCTCGTGGCCGCGGCGGTGTTCGCCGCCGAGGCCGGATCGAGCAGTTTGACCGCCGAGGCGGCCTGTCCTTGATTTGCAAGCATGGTTGCTTACTCCTTCGTTTTCGCCTTGCGCGGCTCGGGCTCCACGACCGGGTCGGCACGGCGCGCCTTGTTGGCGGTGATGAGTTCGGCGGCGAGCGCTGCGGGCACGTCGAACACTTGCCCGATGTCCTTGCGCTTGCCCTGATAGAAGAACGGCCGCTCGACGCGGATCGATGTCGTCTTGTCCATTGTTGGATCCCGCATGGCGCCGCCGGCAACCAGCGGAGAACCTGCTGCCGACAGCGCCATGTTGGTGAGCCCTCTCAGGTGATCGTGGTGGCTTGCGAGAACGCCGCGGCGTAGCGCAGGCCGACGTCGATCGTGACGATCGCCCGCACCCCGACGATCGCCGCCTGGAAGTTCGCGAACGGATTGACCTCGAGTTCCAGCACGCCCCATTCGCCGACGATCACCTGCGACCAGTCACCGAACAGCATGCTGGCCGCGGTCACCTGCAGCGAGGACATCGCCGGGAAGCCCGACATCTGCCCGTTCCAGACGTTGCCAACCCACAGCGGCGTGTCGGTGCTGGTGAAGCGTTGCCGCTGCATCATCAGCGCCGCCACGGTCGGCGTGGTGACATAGCCGCCGGCTGCCGGCATCACATTGGCCGCCGCGACATCGGTCTGGAACTCCAGGATGCCCGCATAGCCGAGCGTGGTGCCCGTGACCGCGCCGATGCCGCCGGTGTTGGTGATGCCGGTCGGCTGGCCCGCGGCGCCGGAGCCGTTCAGCACGCCGGCGTCGACCGCCAGCGAGGTCACGGAAGCGAGGTCAGCCATCACGATGCCCTCGGCATCCGGCGAGCTCTGCAACAGCAGCTGCCGGCTCACTTCGGTGTAGGCGCCGACGGTCTTCGGCGACAGTGCCAGTTGGCCGAAGGTCTGCTGGCTTTCGGTGATGGTCGAGGCCTCGGTCGCGAGCCACACCGCCGTGGCGCCGGCGCTCTGCCGCGGGATGGTGACGTTGCCCACCAGCCCGGCGAGGCGCCGCGCGCCCATCTGGTAGGCCACCGAGCGGTTGCGCAGGAGCTCGATGAACGACAGGTTGTTGGTCGCCACCAGGTAGCCGCCAGCGCTCGCGGTGGCCGCCGTCAGGTCGCGCTTCATCGCATCGCGGGCGGCGATCGCTTGACCATCGATGTTCCGATGCTGGACATCGTAGGGCACATAGAACCGGTTCGGATTCGGGATCACGTTCAGCCGCTTCGCGATTTCCCGGCTGCATTCGGCCTCGAATTGCGCGTTGGTCCAATTCTGGCCACGGATCGCCTCGATTGCCCGGAACACGCTGAACCGGTTGACCTCCCGCGCCGACAGATCGAGTTTCGCGACCGACTGCGGATTGCTCTTGCCGCGCTCCTCGAGGATGTTCAACAGATCCTCGGAGATCGATTCGATCGACTGGCCGGACGTGATCCAGAGATCGCGGACCCGCTCGTCGATCTTGTTCGCCTTGCAGAGATTCTCGACCGCGCGCTTGCGCTGTTGCTCGAGCTCCAGTGCGGTGGCGACCTTGGGCAGATCGTCATGCTTCTGGTCGGCGGGGACGCCCGCCGGGGCGTTCGTTGCATCAGCCATGATGGCTCCTTTCGTTCCGGCGGTAATCGCCGTGGGGGAATCGGCGCGAGTGACTCGCACCGGGTTTGCTTGTTCGTCTGGGGTGCGGCCGATACCGATCGACGGATCGGCCGGCACGGTCACAATCGAGATCTCGATCGGCTCCCAATCGGTCGCGGTGAAGACCTTGATCTTGACCTCCTCCTCGATCCCGTGGATCTCGTAGCCGATCGACACATTGCGCAGGCCGCCGTCGATCATCGTGGCAACTTCCTGGGCGCGGGCCGTGTCGAACAGATGCGCGTCGACCTGCAGACGGCGCTCCTTCACGGCGCCGCCGTCGATCATGCCGATCGGGTCCGACCAGTTGTGGTTGAACAGGAGCGGCACCGCGCCGTCCTTGACCCGCCCCAGGCGGATCGAATCCTTCTCGTGCGCGAGGATCTCGGTGCCGAACCAGCGCTCGACCGGCAGCTCGGACGAGGCCGAGAACGACAGCACGGTGGGGCCGGCATCCGCCTTACGCACGACCAGGTCGGAGACCGGAAGGTCACGCTGCAGCTTGCCGATTTTCAATTCGCCGTCGGGCATGATTCACCTCGCGATGGACATGACGCGCGCCGGAGCCGGCGCATCGTCGTCGGTGGCGGCCGGTTCATCATCGGCCGCAGGTTTGGGATTGATGGGCGCCGGCGGAACGACTTCGGCCACCGTGGTGTCGACCTCGATGCCGGCCTCTTCGAGGAGCTCCAGCTCTTCCTTGCGCTCAGCGATCACGTCCTCGATGTCGACTCCGCCGCCGGTCGCAGCGATCACCGCGCTGACCGTGGTGAAGCCGGCCTTGACCGCTTCCTTGAAGGCCGTGACTTCCTTGGTCGGATCGACCCAGCTCCAGCCGCGCAGCTTCCAGCGCACCGCTGCGTAGCGTTCCGGGTCGAGCGCGTATTGATCCACCGGCAGGCCGGCAATCGCGCGCGCGAGCCCCGCCTGCTGCAGCCAGGTGCGATGCAGCGGCTCGCGGAAGGTGCGGATCCACCACGCCTGCAGGACCCGCCATAGATCGCGATCATCGAGGAGCGCCAACCGCGAGCTCGAGTAGTTCGACTGCGAGTAATCGCGCGACAGGCTCTCGTAGGACACGCCGGTGCCAGCCGCGACCTCGCGCAGCATGTAGCGCATGAACGGATCGAGCGCGGTGTTCGGCCGGTTCGGGGTATGGAATTCCAGCTTGTCGCCCGGGGTGAGCTGCTCGATCACGCCGGGCTCGATGTTGATCTGCTTGCTGCCGTCGTCGGCCTTCTTGGCATCCGGCAGCGGATCGTCTTGCGCCGACTCGATGGTCGCGAAATAATTCGCCGACATGCGGGCCGCCACCAG